CGCCAATGAGGATGAGCGCCACATCTGCCCGCTGCAACTGGAGGTGATCCGCCGAGGCCTGCAGCTGTGGAGCAATCCAGGCGACGTGGTGCTTAGCCCGTTCGCCGGCATCGGCAGCGAGGGCTACTGCAGCATCCAAGCCGGGCGCCAGTTTGTTGGGTTTGAACTGAAGCCGTCGTATTTCAACTGCGCAGTCAAAAACCTGACTGAGGTGGCCAGCAACCGTCAAGGAGTGCTGGTGTGATGCAACTTCGCCCCTACCAACAGCAACTCATCAACGACATCCGCCTGCAGTATCAGCTAGGGCATAAATCAGTCCTAGCAGTGCTGCCGACCGGCGGCGGCAAGACGGTGTGCTTTAGCTACATCGCAGAGCAAGCCAGCCGCAAGGGCAATCGCGTGCTGGTACTTGTGCACCGGCAGGAGCTGCTGGATCAAGCCAGCCGCGCTATGCCCATGCCGCATGGCCGTATCAGCGCTGGCCGCAGCATGGATCTCAGTCATGCCGTGCAGATTGCCAGCGTGCAAACCGTTGCCCGTCGGCTGCACTTGCTACCGCGTGATTTCTTCCAGCTCCTAGTGGTCGATGAGGCGCACCACACCACGGCTGGCACGTGGGCCAAGGTGATCGAGCACTTTTCACAAGCCAAGCTGCTCGGCGTCACTGCAACACCGATCCGCTCAGACGGTCGCGGCCTTGGCGAGCACTATCAGGCAATGGTGCAAGGCCCAACAGCGCAGCAGCTCACAGATGCCGGATTCCTCGCTGGCGCCAAGGTGCTGGCACCGCCGGGTTTTGACAGCACCGGACTACGCAAACGAATGGGTGACTTCGACCCCAAGGAGGCTGAGCAGCGCGTCGGCACGATCATGGGCGACTGCCTTGGTCACTACCGCAAGCACCTGCCAGGCCAGACGGCGATCGCATTCTGTTGCTCAGTGGCGCACGCGGAGGCAGTGGCTGCGCTCTTCCAGTCAGCAGGCATCGCCGCGGCCAGTATTGACGGCAGCATGGATACTGCGCAGCGCCGGCAACTGCTGCAGAACCTAGGCACCGGCAAGCTCAAGGTGCTGACCAGTTGCGCGCTGATCGGTGAAGGTGTGGACGTGCCATCAGTCGGCGGTTGCATCCTGCTCAGGCCAACGGCATCAGTAGCGCTGCACCTGCAAATGATCGGCCGGTGCTTGCGCCCGCAACCCGGTAAGCGCGCTGTGGTGCTGGATCATGTCGGCAACACGCTGCGCCTTGGCCACCACCTGGAGCCACGCGAGTGGACGCTAGATGGTCTTAAAAAGCGCGACCGCGACCAATCGCCATCGGTCAAGGTGTGCCCGCAGTGCTTTGCCACCAGCGCCAGCGCTGCACAGGTATGCCGCGAGTGCGGTCATGTGTTTGCGCCGCAGGAGCGCCGCGAGTTGCGGCAGGTGGATGGGGAGTTGGTGGAGATGGCTGCACGCCAGCGCAAGCGTGAGCAAGGCAGCGCCCAATCCCTTGACGATCTACGCCAGATAGCGCAGCAGCGCGGCTACAAACGAGGATGGGCCGAGCGGGTGTACCAAGCCAGACTGGCTAAGCGTTACGGCGGATGAGTGACTGAGCAGCAGATCCAGCAGCACATCCGCCTTGCCTGCAGCAACGGTGACACGCGCCTGTTCCGCAACAACACCGGCACCCTGCGTGACCAGCACGGCAGGCCGGTGCAGTTCGGCCTATGCAAGGGCAGCGCTGACCTGATTGGCTGGCGCACGGTGACTGTTACGCCAGAGATGGTTGGCCAGCAGGTGGCCGTGTTCACCTCCATAGAAGTCAAGACCGCAACCGGCAGGCTGCGCCCTGAGCAGCAGCAGTGGCTGGATGCAGTCCAGGCGGCTGGCGGCATTGCCGGCGTGGCACGGTCGGTCAGCGATGCCGAGGCTCTGTTGCGGATTGTGACTACAGAGGGTTGACCACGGCTGCACATGGTGTAGGATACGCACAAGCCGGACAACCGGCACCCCAAACCGAGAATCATGCTTACAACCGCACTGCTAGTTATCTGGAAGCTGCTGCTGCCACTGCTGGTAGTAGTCGCCGTGATCGACTGGCTCACTGCCTCAGATGACCGCCGCATCCGCGTACTGCGCCGCACTGGCCTGAGTCAGAAGCGCATTGCCGACCGCCTCAACCTGTCCACCTATCGCGTCCGTAAGGCGCTGATGGCATGAACAATCTCAACCGCCTCGCCGTGCTGGCAATCATCTTCGGTGTTTGGGCAATGGCCTACGACACCGGTCGCCAGCAGCCCGCCTACAGCCATCACGCCTGCCAAGAGCAACTGAAGCCATGACTGAATCCGACATTTACTGGACATTTGCCACCGCCTACCAGCACGGCGGTGGGTTCTTCCAAGCGCTAGCGCAGGCTGGCCTCAAGGCTGACCCCAGCAACAAGCGCCGCATCCTTGATGCGTTCCCTGAGTTTGTAGCCACCTACGGCACCGCCAGCCGGCTGCATCACCAGCTGCGCAGTGGGGCAGCGGTATGACCATCAGCAACGAGCAGTACCACGCCGATTCCGCCATCAGCGCCAGCCACCTGCACGCAGTGGCCAAGTCGCCCTACCACTATTGGAGCCGGTATCTAGACCCCAAGCGCATCGCACCCGAGCCGACTGCTGCCATGCGGCTTGGCTCACTGGTGCATTGCGCGGTGCTGGAGCCCAGCGAGCTAGAAGCCCGCTACGGCGTTTGCGGTCCACGCAACACCAAAGCCGGCAAGGAGCAAGCCGAGCGCATGGCAGCTGCTGGCATCGAAGCGGTTACCGCCAGCGACATGATGGCCGCTAACTGCATGGCCGATAGCGTGCATCGGCATCCTGCAGCAGCAGCATTGCTCGCCCATGGCAAGGCTGAGCAGTCCTTCTGGTGGGATGACGCCACCACCGGTCTGCGCTGCAAATGCCGCCCTGACTGGTACAGCGGCAGCACGGTGGTGGATCTCAAGACCACCACAGATGCCAGCCCTGCCGGCTTTGCCCGTAGCGTGGCTACCTTCCGCTACCATGTGCAAGCGAGCCACTACCTAGCCGGCTTGCACGGTGCTGAGCGGTTTGTGTTCATTGCCGTAGAGAAGACTGCGCCGTACGCGGTAGCTGTCTATGAGCTTGACGCCGCGGCCATGGCTGCTGGTGATGAGCTACGGCAACGTGACATGCGCATGATTGCCGACTGCCAAGCCACCAACGAATGGCCCGGCTACGGCGACGACTGCCAAACGCTCAGCCTGCCTTCATGGGCATTAACTGCCAACCCAACCATCACATCCGATGACTTCTAGCATCACGCTCTGGACACCAGAGCAAACCCAACTGATCAGCACCACGATTGCGCCTGGCTGCAGTCAAGATGAGCTGCGCTTGTTTGCCTATGCCTGCCAGCGCACCGGGCTGGATCCGTTCAGCAAGCAGATCTACGCCATCAAGCGTGGCGGCAAGATGACCATCCAAGCCGGTATCGACGGCTTGCGTGCTATTGCAGAACGCACCGGTCAACTGGACGGCAGCGAAACCTACTGGTGCGGTGAAGACGGCCAGTGGACTGACGTATGGCTTGGCAGCAAGCCACCTGCCGCGGCCAAGACCATCATTCACCGCAAGGGATCGCAGCATCCATTTGTTGGCGTTGCACGCTTTGCTGACTACAACGCCGGCCAGGGCTTGTGGTCCAAGATGGGCGCCGCGATGATTGCCAAGTGCTCCGAAGCACTAGCACTGCGCAAGGCATTCCCTGCTGACATGTCCGGCGTCTACAGCACTGATGAGATGCAGCAGGCAGAGGTAGAGCCGGTGACCGTTACTAGCACACCAGCGCCAGCACTACCCGCAGGCGACGCCAAGCTGTTTCAAGCAGGCAAGGCTGCCATTGCCAAAGCCGACACGCTGGACAAGTTGCAGGAGGTCGTGGCACGCATGGACAAGCGCAAGCCTGAGCTAAGCGATGAGCAAAACCAGCAGCTTATGGAGCTTGCTCTAGCCAAGGAGGCTGAGCTAGCACCTGCTGCTGCTGATGAGGATCCGTTTGCTGATGACTGAACCCTTTCTGACCACTGATGAACTGGCGGCGCGTTGGGGGCTGAAGCCAGCAGCCATCAAAAACCAACGCGCACGCGGCATTGGCCCTGCTTACGTCACTGCACCACGCATTGGCACACCAGCAGGCACGCCACGCGTCCGCTATCCACTTGCACAAGTCTTGGCTTTTGAGGAAGCCAATGGCATCACACCACTGAACTGACATGAGTCTCTACGCAACCGGCATCATTCGCATCATTACCGACCCGCAACTGCGTGCTTTTGAATCCGGCACCATGGTTACCAACTTCGCTGGTGGTATCCAGGAAGGCAAAGACAAAGATGGCAACTGGATCAATAACGCCATCGACTGCGAGATCTGGGGCAAGTCTGCTGAGCTGATTGTTGACAAGCTCAAGAAAGGCGACAGCATCCTTGCAAGTGGCGCAGTACGCCGCCAAGAATGGAACGACAAGGAGACTGGTGCTAAGCGCAGCAAGCATGTGCTCAGCATCCAGCGGTTTGAATTCATGCCACGCGGTGCTGCAACCACTAGCGAGGAGCCTGTGTTCTGATGAATCAAACCGCCCTTGATGCTGCATTCAAGGAGTGGTGGGAGGCGTCCTACGGGCGCCCTCCCGGCACCCATGCAGTGATGACTCACGTGGCATTTGCCGCCCACATTCTTGAGTTAATGGAGCTGATGCAGGATGAGCGACCTAATTAACCACCCGCCGCATTACAAGCACGGCGACATTGAGTGCATCCAAGCCATCAAGGCAGCGCTCGGTGACGATGGATTCCGCTCTTATTGCAAGGGCCAGGTGATCAAATACCTGTGGCGTGCTGAGCACAAAGGCAATGCCGATGATGACTACGGCAAAGCCGACTGGTATATGCGTCGGCTTTTGCTTGAGACAAAAGCATGAAGCGTGAGCGTTTGCATCTCAGCAACCACCAGAACATCGAGACCGGCCTTGACTGGAACGGGCGCTTCTACATCGCCTATAGCAGTGGTGCCAGCCTGTTCTTCCGTGATGTGCCGGTGATGCGCAGGTGGCTGAAGCTGCCTAAGGGCATCCCATCACGCGAGAGCTTTGACAGCTGGATCGCCAGCTTGGAGGCAGCGGACCAGCAGCGTGCCTTTAACAAAGCCGGCGTTGTTCAAGGTACAGCGCCCAGCCTTTCACAAGAGCTGCTGGAGACTGGCTTCGGGCCAGAGGTGTTTGCCGAGGATGAAGACCCCACGGCTAACACCAAGATGGTCACATGAGATCTACACACTACGAGGTTCGCCAATGACTCAAGAACACCCGATCACCCCACCGCCTGAGCTGGTGGAGGGCTGGATGGCAGAGATATGGCATGAAGGCACGCCAGTACGAGTGGCCGCCAGTGACCTACACATCGCCACCCAAGCCGCCCGCTGGGGCGCAGACACTGAGCTGGATGCGTGCTGCAAGTGGCTTCCTAAGTTGCCGCCATGGAGCGCAGATGATCTTCGCAGGCACCGCCGCCCCAAGCCGACGAGTTTGAAGGAGCAGGCGTTGCAAGCCCTCTATCGCTTTAACGACACCGAAGGGCATGAGGGTCTGACGCAAGAGCAAATTTCCGAAGACTATGTGATCATCCGCCGCGCCCTGGAGCAGCTCGATGACTGACCTTTCCCCTGCCGCACAAGCCGTTGCGAATGCAATCGAACCGTTGGACTGGGAGTCTGGCCATTGCACCTACAAGGATATTTGTTTTATATCAAGACAAGTAGCAGCCACCGCCGTACGGGTTGCTGCAGATCAGGTGGTGCCGTTGCCGCGCCTTCCATATGATTCTTGCTGCGATGTTTCAGCTTCGGCCATACGCGCCGAGATGTTAGCCATCGCCGCCGAGCTGGAGGGCACCAATGCTTGAGTTCACACCTGAGCAGCTAGCCGCCATCGAAGCAGCTTGCGCCCAGCACCTCCAGGACTGCCGCAACTATCCGGAATTTCCAGATAGTTCAGATGGACCGGCTGTGTCCAATGACAGGGAGCCGGCCTCTGTCGAGGATCAGTTTAAAGCCCACCAATCACCCCAACCAATGACCATTCTCTGCGACTACGAGATCAAAGCACTGTGCACCGACGGTATGGTGCAAAACTATGAGCAAGATTTGATCAATCCTGCCAGTCTTGATCTGCGGCTTGGCGACACGATCATGATCGAGTCCGCTGAGGACTTGGACATGCGTCCGCTCAGCATTGCAGGGCGCACGGCAGAGAATCCTTACGAGCTGAAGCCTGGACAGTTTGTCCTTGCTCAGACCATCGAGGTGTTCAACATGCCGGAGAACATTGCTGGCTTGTTCTTCCTGAAGTCGAGCCGGGCTAGGGAAGGGTATGAAAACTTGCACGCTGGCTACGCAGATCCTGGCTGGCATGGCAGCGTGCTGACCTTGGAGCTAAAGAACAGCCGCCAACTGCTGCCGCTGCCGCTGTATCCCGGCATGAAGATTGGGCAGATGGTGTTCTTTCGCATGAGCCAGCAGCCGGTAATCAGCTATTCCGAGGTTGGTCATTACAACCAACACGGCAGCGTGATGGGCTCAGTGGCCGCCTAGCTCACGCGCCGCATCTAGGTGCCACTGCTCTAAGCCAGTCCGCAGCGCCGCCGACGCTTCTTGCACTAGCCAGTGGATTTGAGACCGCTGGCTAGCCTCCTGCTCAGCAAGTAGCAGCGCATACTCAAGCAACCCGCTCCAATCTGCTGCAGCATGTAACGCACGCAACTGCGCGGCGTTGGCAGCTCCGTGGAATTGTGCTTCCATTGTGTGAACTAACGGATTTCCCATGTCTGACGCCATTGGTGATTACTTGAACAGTATCGCTCGCTATCCACTTTTAACACCGCAACAAGAGATACAACTGGGCCGCCGCGTCGCAAAATGGAGAGAACTTAAGGATCTTGATAGACCTTTGACCACTCAAGAACGCCGCGAATTGCGCAGTGGTGAACGCGCTCGGCAGCGGTTTATGCAGTCAAATCTGCAGTTGGTTGTGCATGTTGCTCGCAAATACAACAAGCGCAACAATCAGACTTTGGAAATGCTTGACCTTATCCAAGAAGGCAACATCGGTCTTGCGCGTGCAGTAGAGCTGTTTGATTACAGCCGCGGCTATAAGTTCAGCACCTACGCCTACTGGTGGATTCGTCAAGCCATTGGGCGTGCATTGGTGCAATATGACCCGATCATCAGATTGCCGCTTGGTATCCACGAAATGCTGGTCAAGATCAACAAGACTGCGCAGTTATTTGCGCAGGACCATGGCCGCACTGCAACGATGGCAGAACTTGCCGCAGTTCTTGAGGTAACGCCTGAGGTAATTTCCGACACGCTAAAGCAGGCATATCGCGTCACCAGTCTTGATAAGCAGTCGCAGGATGATTCCTCCTGCGTTCTGGATCTAATCGCAGATGAAAAGCAATACGACATTGAATATGATTGGCAGCTTGAGATCGTGCGTGATTATTGCGAAGAGTATTTAGACGAACGCACACGCGAAATTATCTATGCACGTAACAGCCGCAATCCAGTTCCGTGGAATGACCTTGAAAAGCGTTTAGGCATCTCACGCGGTCATATGTGCCAACTGCAGTTACGTGGCATCAACCGGCTTCGTATGCTGATAGGCAATCCGCTGGCAGGCACACCCCTTGGCGCCAACGATACAGAAGATCGGGAACACGTGGAGGGTATGCCTAGCCGGGATGTGTAAAGACCACCAGCAAGAATGGCAAGCTAAGGTGTTCTACCATCAGATGCTTGAATCCAGTGCAGCACAGCAAGTTCACGATCAATTAGATAGCAATCTTGGCGGTTAAACCATTGCTGCCATTCTTCACTGCCCTTGCGGCGGTTGCAATTACGGCAGGCTGGGACAAGGTTGGTGGTGATCGTAGCACCACCTTTGTGGCGTGGCCGAACGTGATCTAACGTGTCTGCCGGTTCACCGCAATAGGCGCATTGATGTTGCCATGCTTCGAAGATCTCCTGTCTAAATTTGTGTTTTGCACTGCGTTTTGGGACAAGGTTTGCGCCATCAATGCAATGATCCACTTAGACCGTCGGGCGGCACGTAACATCAACGCCGCCTCGCGCGCGTGGTGTTAAATCAAGCCAGATGCCACCAAGTGACTTTGGCATCACAATACGCTCCACTGCCCAGCCGCCAGTTCCGCCAAACTCTTGTTTATAAGTGCCGGTCTGCAGGTGCCAACGCTGCTCAACCCATGCCTTGCCGTTGTCGCCAATGCGATAACACGGATGCGCCACGATGCTGCGTTCGTGATTGTGACCATTTAATACGATGTCAGCATCAGGCGCGATTTGCGCATAGCGACCGCCGCCCATTGTGCCTTTGGTAACAATCCCGCCCCATGCGCCGTGATGGAAGAACAACGTGCAGCGACGAACACCACCGCCTTCGCGCTCAAAAACAAACCGCACAAAGCCTTGATAGCCCATGTGCTCAGTCACTGCGCCATCGTTGCGCATGAGCCGGACTACGTTTTCCAGTGGGTCGATCTCTTGATTGTTGAGCACAGCAGTTTCGTGGTTGCCGTCGCCCATCATCAGGATTATGTCACCATAAGGCTTCAGGAAATCCGCCGATTCACGGAATACTAGATCAAAATAGTTGCCACCAAGATGCTCCGGCCTGATGTCGCCCTTGCTGCCGCGACGATCTTTCTTGCCTTGCATCAGGCACATTACATCACCAAAGAACAATGCTTTGCCACCGATGGCTTTGCATTCTTCAAGATGCTGCTTAAACAACCCGCGGCTGCATTTTGGGTTGTCTAGGTGGATGTCAGATGCCAGCAGGAACGTGACTGGCTGCTTGACGCTGGTGTAGGGTATGCGCACCTCTAACAGCTCTGGCGATAATCGGACCGATGTAATCGCCATGCCGTTGGTAGCGGCTTACACTGCAGTCTAATAATCCCAGCGCACCCTAGGCTTGCCGCGTCGCATTCCTAAATGCACGAATCCTTTAGGTGCACCATAGCCAAGCGAGTAGGGCCAATGCTCGTCGCACCAATCTTGCACGTGGTTGATGTTGACCTCGCGGATGTAGAAATCAACAGCTCCAACATTGGGCGCATCGTATAAGTGCTCACTAGCACTTGATCCGCCAACCGCGGCATTGATTGCACGTGGCCTGTAGCCACTGGTAATAATTACAGGCTTGCCACCAAACTTGACGCGGGCACGCTCAAGAAATGCCGCAAGCTCGGCTGCGGTGTCAACTTGATATTGATGGTCAAAGCGGCGTGCTTCTTGAAATAGCGCAAACTCGCCAAGCTGCACGTGCGGCGTGATGCGTGCAGTAAATGGGCTATTGGGCGATAGCTTTGCTGGATCTTGCTGTTGCTCACCACCCCACAGCCTGCCTTCTGCGCGGCGGCGGCGCAGCAGCCCAGCTTCTACTGCTGTGCCAGGGTTGCGGTACAGCTCAAACGCCACGGGCACCTCTGCCCAGTCCTTATCCTTGAGTCGCTTGCTGATGGTTTCAAACCCTGCACTGCCGTAGAAGCCAGCGCCAAGGTTGTAGGCAAAGCTAATCAATGCACATTGCTTGTTGCCGCTCATCGCGCCCCAAAATGGCACGCTGCTGCGCAATTTGTCTGCAATGCGTGCTACTTCAATGTCCAGAAGTTCATTGGCATCAATTACGGTGATTTTGTCACCGCGTTGCACCTTGCGACCATCTGGATAGCGTGTGGTGCCGTAGCCGATAGTCGCCACACCCCAGCCATGTAGCGGATCAGGGTAGGCGCTGAGATGCACACCCTCGAACTCTTTAACGAGTTTTACCGCTGCGTCATAATTATGCAGCTTGCCGCCTGCTTGCCAGGTCTTATACCACGGTTGATCTCTATTAAAGATTTGAGGTGCAGCCTTTAATAGCTCGGCTTCTAATTCAGACACTGCCGCCATTTGATGCGGCGTGCCGTGCTTGTAATACTTAAACAGGTCGGTCAGTTTGACCATGGCGCTTTGATCTCCATTGCGCCGCCAAGCTTGCGGCTTTCGCCTGTCTGCAGGTTATCGTCAACCGCGTGATGCGTGATCACCGGCTCCGGCTCTGCAGGTTGCGCTGCGTGCCAATCAGCTTCAGTTTGATCCAGCTTGGCCGGCAACGTCAGCTCAAACCACCATTGCTTGATGGCCCGCTCTAGTCGACGCTGCCAGCCGAGCTTGCCGAAGCTGATTAGCCCTTTTTTGCCTTAATGGCACGCAAGGCATGAAACACCAGCTGGATGATGCTGTTATCACGCAGCGGCGACAGCGCGATCAGCTCGCTGGCAGCAGCGACGCAAATCCAAAAGGCAGGATGCGAAAGGAAGTCCATGGCTATGCAAATGGCCGTGCTTCTAGCTTAGTGACTCTCTGCTCCACCGTATTTAACCGCGTGAACGTTTCCTTGCGGTCTTCTTTGATGTCTGTGTGCAGCACTTCAAGCTGCGTTGCAATGTGTTCAACGGCGCTCGTGAGGCGAATTACTGCATCACGCGCTTCATCGTTGCGGCGGCTAAAACCCATAGCGCCCATTGCGGCAACGGAGATCGAGGCCCCAGCAACAGCAGCGATCAGCTCGATCATGCCATCAGATTAGCGCCCTTGGCCGCGCAAGGGTTTCTTACCGCGACGGCGCGGACGTGACCGTTGCCCATAACCTTGTCGCGTGGTCTTAGGTGGTCCGGCTTGGTGATCTAAGCGGGCGGTGCCAGTCTTGCTTTTTACGGCCATGTGCTAATCGCTACCCGCTTCCAAGTGTTCGTAGCCGTGCAAATGTAGATGTAGCTGGCATCCCAAGCAATCTCACCCGCAGCGCCAGTTGCCGTAGCTGATGCAGGCGTGTGAGTTGGGATGATCGGACGACTGCCGAGCGTCACATTGGCAGCGGTGATCGCCACCTCAGTGGTCAGCGTGCCAGCCGCTTGAACCTGCAGCTCCAGCTTGCCGTCTTCAGTAGTGCTGCTGGCGTCAACAATGCTGGCCTGGATCGCCGCGTAATCAACCGCTACGGGTGTGCCAGCGTCGTTATTGCTACGGAAGTAAACCGTGCTGATCTCATCATTGTCTTGACCCGCTGCACCATTGCGGTGGTGGTAGAGCGTGATGTCACCTGCACTAGCAGCATCGACAAGCTTCGATTCAACCTGCAGGGCAGTGCCCGCAGCAGCGCTGTAGGTGATGTGCAGCGGATAAGCCGGAGCTGACTCACCGATACCGACATTGCTGCCAAAGAGGCGAACACGGCTGGCGGTTGCACCAGCAGCAGAAGACATCAAATCGAGGATGCCGTCTTCAGTGCCATTGGTGGCTACCTTGATGCCGCCGGTGATCTGCGCATAGGCGTGGGTATTGCCAGCAGAATCCTTGCCGCGATACTCAAGATTGCCGAGGTTATCGTTGGCGGCAGGACTGGCGCTGTTGCGATACAACACCACGTCGGGTGCGGTGTCTAGGCCAGCATCGGTGTTTTCGATGATGACCTGATCGGTCGTGTCGCTACTGAAAAGATGCAGCTGTGCGGCAGCCGTGCCAGAGCCGAGCTGGAAACCAGCAGTAGTGAACTTGCCGGTAAAAGTGCTGTTGTTGCTAACTGCAACCTCGTTAGCAGCAGTGCGGTAAATGCCGGTGACGCCTAGATCACTAAGCCAGCCGATTGATGGTGCACCAACACTGCCGTCAGGAAGACGCCGCAGCAAAGTGCTGTACTGGATCTTCTTGTTCTTGGCAGCGTTGGTTGGTTCGCTGGTGTCGATAATCGGCAGAACATCATCCGCCGCTGGTGCGGTTAGTTCCGATAAGTCAGTGATCTTGCGGTCAGCCATTATTCAAGACCAAACAGTTCTTTGAGTTCCGCCACGGTCAACCCAGCCGCTTCCAGCTTCTGCTCAGTGGTGAGCACTGGGGCGGGTTCAGGTTCAGGGGCAGGCAAGGGGGTGTTGCCTTCATCGAGCCACTTCAGGTAGGCGGCGTAGTCGGTGTTGGCGGGATCTGGGGGAATGAAGGCGTTGTCCGCGAGGCGAAGGATGGTGTCGCCGTTGGTGAGTTGGTAGGTCATGGGTTACAGCTCGGCAGATGCGGCCCAGTGACCGCGCATACCAACGACACTGGACGATGATGTTTGATAAGTAGTAAAACCCCAGTCCCCTATCCCAACCGCTGTAAAGCCGGCGTTGGCGTTTGCAGTTGTGAGCCACTGACTAGAAGAGTTTCCGTAGGCTGTAATAGTCGGGGTTGATCGTTTCTGTACTTTAAAAGGAATAGTAGATCCGTCGTTCGCTGTAGCACCTGACGAGTAGTTTCGTGCAGAGTTTACTTCCGTAAGCAATGAAGTAGCATTTGCGCCATTGGCAGGTGCCGTCTCGATGGCAAAAGACTTCTCAAAGTACCTCTGACACAACGCCAGCTCCTGCCCGTAGCTCCTGCGTTCAAACGGGGTGGCGACGGTTCCGGCTTCGAGTTGGACTCCGGTGATGTAGAAGGTGGCTCCGTTGGTGCCGACCACGCTGGTGGCTCCGGTGGCTGAAGAAAAAAGCGATCCAGCCCACACGCCAGCAGTTCCAGAAAAAGTTGAACCAACACCAAGACCAAAATTAAGCAATAAGCCTGTCGTGTTGCCTGTGCCCCATGTTCCAGTTGTATCGCCAGGAATGGTAATTGTTTTTTGCTCCCACGTGTTCGCTGCACTAATCGTGTAGGTGAATGGGTAAGAGCGATTGGAGTTATTGTTGACGGCTCCACCAAAAGTGCCTGTTAGAGAGCTGCGCACCCAGAACGAAAGCGTGATGGATTGCGCCGATGCCGTTCCAAAGCCTAAATCGGCAACGTTGAAACCCTCAATATATTGGCGCAAAGAGAAAATCTCCCCCGCCGCAACTGAGTAAGCAGAAAGTGAGGTCAACCCGAGGTAATTATTAAATCCTGTTGGCGGCGTAACTGCGCCAGCGTTTTGTTGCACATTCAGCTTGGATGCCGCACCAGACTTAACTACAAAACGGTCAAGTGTGTAGACGTTCCCTGAGTCCAAAGTCACACTCGCCCCAGCATTTCTCTGATCAATCCGCATATCACCATTGATGATGCGGTTTCGGGTGCCAGCAAGTGGTCCGCCGTTGAGGTTGGCTACCTGAACTTGATCGGTGCCAGCGTCGATCCTGAACAGGTCAGGGTTGGTGTCGCCCTCAATCCTGAAGTCAACGTCAGCGCCGCCATCATTAAACACCACCTCAGTGGCGCCGTTGAAGTTGACCCGCTGTGCGCCTGCAGTTGTGATCGCAACCTGATCAGTGCCAGGGCTGTAGACGCCAGTATCAGTGCCGCTGTCCTTGAAGTAGATCGACGGGCTAGCAGCACTACCGTTTTCCAGTGCCAAGCTGGTCCACTCACCGTCCAGCTGAAACAGCGTGATCCATGCGGTGTTAGTTGCATTGCGCAACTTCATCACACCGTTTACCGTGTCCGCCCACCACTGATAGGCGTAGGTCGTGCTCGGTTCAGTAGCGCCGCTGTGGTTGGTGAAGACAGCAGCAAGCTGATTGTTCAGGTCTGCCCGTACTGCAGCACCTGAGGCGTTACTGACGATGCCGTCTGCTTGTGCCATGTTTAGACGAGTGCGCCGTAACCGGCGGCTTGATACTGGAAGTTCCGATCAACAATGGTGCCAGCACTGTCGCGGAAGGTCACAGTGAAGCCAGTCCTGGTTGGGGAAGTCACCTCATAGTAGTCCCCTGTGCTCAAATTGAAAGCCGTGATTCCGAGGGCAGGCGTTTCGTAGAACGCATTGGTGTAGGTCACTACCTTGGCAGTTGTGCCTGATGCAATGGTGCCGCTGCGTTCAGTGCGGCTTTCTAGTTGCATCACATAGCCCAGCTCATCCACAATGGGGGTTTGATCGCTGGCTGCGCTAGTCAGCTCAACCTTGAACTGGAACTGGCGTCCGGTGTAGCGGCCTGCTCGCATCGGCACCCATTCGCCAAAGTCAATATCGGACTCCAGCTCAAAGTCATCGCCGTCTTCTAGCAACAACTTGTCGCCGTCTTCCAGCAGCAGGAACTCGTCAACAGTGGGATCAGCGCTTGTGCGGAAATAGATCTCGGCACTGGTGTCGTCTGGAATGTCGCCGTCAAAGTCGCTCCAGCGGTCGATCTCAGCTGTACGGCTATCGATGGTGGCAGCGGGGTATAAGCCGCGAGTGGCAAGAATGCGATTGAAGACAACGCTGTAGTTTCCGCCCAGATCAAGGATGTTCTGGAAGTAGTAACGACCGCTCAGGCCGCGAGTGCCGATGAAGTCGAAGCTGTCCCATGTATCGATCAGCTCAACTTTGTCGTCGATGGTGTTCGTACCATCAAGCACCAAACCGTCGTATTCGTCCGAATAGAACGTGCCGTCGTATTGACCGGGGAAGTTGCCGGTCTCTTCGCGGACCGTTGTGATGTCGAAACGCGGAATTGGATTGGGTAAATCAATCGTGGCGCTGACGGCATTGGCGCTGCGTAATCCGGCCTTGTCTTGAAACTTGATTAGATATTCGCCCTCGACCAAAGGCAAAATTGCCTGCGCTGTATTGGCTGTGATCGACTCAGACAGCAGCGTGCTGTTGCTCCACTCGCCTGTGCCATCGGTCTTGCTGCTGTGGCGGATGATGGCGATAAATTCGTAGCTGTTGTAATTGAGAGGTTTATCCCACCGCAGCATTACCTGATCGTTGCCGTAAGCCTCAATGCGGACGTTAAAAGGATCAGGCGGCAGAACAGTGACGGAGCCGCTGTTGTTATCTGGTGTTGTCGTTGTTTGCAGCGTCCACGGTGATTTCTTCTGCAATGGCGCTTGGCCGACAGAACGCACCTCGAAAGTCAGTGCAGTATTGGGCGGTACGCCGTCGATGTAAAACTCAGAATCAGTTGTTTGCGTTATGACGTAGTTTCCGTTTCCAACCTTGTAACGGACTTCATAGCTGAACGCATTACCAGCTTCACCACGGGTCCAAGACGCAGTAACGCGGTTGAAGATATTGGCACCGCTGCTGATTTGGCTGGTCGTCAGCGTCAGACCCGTTGGCGCGGGCGGTGTTTCGTCGTACCGGCTGATTGGCTCAAAGACGAGATTTGTGCCAGTGTCAACAGCGGTGTAAAGGCTGTCGTTATGCACCAAGCCGGTGATGCTGAACTGCCCTTCGCCGTTATCTGCAATCGAGATGCAACGGAACTTCTGTTGAGCTATCGCAGTGCTGGTAATTGAATACAGCGCCTGTGCTTGAGGCGTAAGGCTGAACTCTGAAGCAATGTTGATTGTCGATCCAGCAACACTGGTGATTGCACGAGTTTCAAGCGTGCCATTGGGCAGCAAAGAAGTCAGCTGATGGCTGCTGCCGCTGGGAAGCGTGACGGTTTGATCGGCGACAACGGCAGTGCCAGCTACGCTGCTGACGCGACCAGAGATGCGCTGCCCTTGGCGCAGCTGATCAGCAACAGCAAAGATCTGCCCTGGCAGGACAACAGCACCTTGAAGGCCGGTGGTAAAGGTGACGGTCTCGCCGTCTAACTCTTCCGTTTTGAGCACCCAGCGACCCACGCGCTGCGCTTGCCATTTTGAGGTGCAACCAAAGGCAACGATTTCTTTGACCTGATAGCCGTATTTGGTGATCAGCGCCGAGTCTTCAACGACGACGTAGTTGGACTTGTAGAAATTTTCGGGGTCGTTGTAGCGGACGCGGACGCTCGTGCTGCGGGTCTTTAGTGAGCTGCCGGAGTATTCAAAGACGCCATCAATGACGTTGGCGTTGTTGTAGAGATGAACTGGCGATAGCGCAGTGCCATCAAGGTTGCCGTGATCAGCTGCGGCTTGAATTACATCAGCGGACCAGTACAGCAGGCCACGGAAAACGCTGGCGAGATCCTGCAAGACGTTGTACGCCTCAGCCTGATCGCCAATCAGAACGTTGCACGCAAAGCGTGGTTCAGTTGTGCCGTCAGGGTTGGTGATCAGCTGGTTGGCGTAGCGCACTAGCGGGTACAGATCGACCCAGCTGAGGTTTGCCGCAGTGACAAAATCTCCGGCGCCATAGCGACCGTTGGTGAGCATGTCGTAAAAGCAGCAGACCGGGCAGGTCGTCCACACCGGACCACGCAAGCTGCCGTCAAATGCACCATCCAACTGCAGACTGCCATCGGCACGAACCGTGGCGTTGCTCGGGATCATGACCCGCCGCCCACGAATCAGATAAGCGCGGCTAGGCAAGCTATCGAATTGCCGCGTCGAAACCGAGAGGCCAGCAACAGCGCAGAAGGGATAACCCGTGCGGATGTATTGCTGCTCAATCAGGCTGGACCACAGCAGTTGATTACCGCGATCATTGGCAACACTGACGTTTTGTGGTGTGTCGCGGAAGCTGGTGTATTTGACCTCGAAGCTATCCTCACCAAGATCCTCTTTGATGACCTTGATGTTCCAGGGTCCGCTGCCGGTCAGGTTGATGCGCGGTGTCTTGAACTGGTAGCTTGTGGTAGAAACGCCCGTGACACGGCGGCTGTAAACCGTGTTGTACCCCTGCCCGCGTGCTTGCACCTGCACGATGATGCCGATGGTGGCGCTAAATGCCTGACCCTGCGCCAGTCCTTCCTTGGCGACTGAGAATAAGCGCGGAACAGTGAACAGGATTTGGAAGGCGTCTACATCAGTGTCGGTAATTTGGCGGATAACTTGACCGCCACCGTAACGACGAGCGATTACTTCGTCATTCGCATTGAGATCTTCTTCGTAATTTTTGCCGACTTCTGTATTAATGTCGGTGACAGTTGAGGTGACGCCTGGTGCGGTGCTGGGTGGACCCTGAGTTGCCGTGCCTTCGCGATATTCGTAATTAACGTCTTGCGCCGGGAAGTTGCGTTCACCGCTGCTGCTAAGGATCGGTGTTTCGTTGAGATAGACGCCAGCCTCTTGCCCAACGATGCCATCAATCGGGCCCTCGCAAAGCAGGTCAAGAATTTTGATCGTAGATGTGGAATTGAGTGCCATTACAGGTCGTATCCGCTGGCTTGCAGTTGCAGGTAAACATCGCCTTCACAGCGGAAGTCCACGATCTCAACCCTGACGGTCCCATTGTCGCTCGGATTGTCCGCGTGAACGAAACGATGAATCCAGCGGTAGTGATCGAACGTCAACCCTTGAATGGTGGCCTGCACAGAGCCAATAAGGTCCTGGCTTCTGCCGCGCAACACATCAATGCGGTAGGTGATAAAACCGTCCACCAACGTTGTGCCAACACCTGCCACGCGGTCACGCAGTCCCGCAGGTAAACCTAGGCAGACTCCATAGCGATCACGTTTGCCGTCTCTTGTGTCAAAGAAGAATGTTGTTGTCGCTCCATTCGCAAGCGGAATGTTTTGATAGTTGTTGTACTGATCAGCTCCGCCAAAACCACCCTGATCCGTGCGACGAGTAGATATACCTTGCACATCGCTATAGCCCCAACCGATTGGATCACCGCCAATGCGGATCGTTTCGCTGCTTGGTGTACGAATTGCGGTTTGCAATGGATCTGATTCGTCGGTGACTTCAACGTTGGCGGATAGCAGCTGACTGCCGATCAGTACCTTGCCGTAAGCCACGGGGATGGTTTGACCGACGCCGACCGTGTTGGCTGCGCCGGTGTAGGCGTAAGACTGTTGGCCATCAGCGCCACGGGTCAGGCGGTCCACGGGTGCTGGCATTGGTGCCGCCGCCAAATCGTTGGTTGCCGAGGGTGGGAAC